TAACTATAACCGGCGAAGATGCTAGCACGTCTAATAAGGGTGTGGCATCCTTTGATGCAACACATTTCGATGTTACGGCTGGGGCAGTAAATATACAGGCTGATGCTATTGATGATACTCTTATTGATTGGGGTACAGGTACAAATCAGGTCAGCACAGATGATGTACCAGAAGGTGCAAGTAATCTTTGGTATACAGATGAACGTGTTGATGACCGTGTTAGTAACCTAGTTGTTGATGGTGAAGGTATCACCACAACTTATAACGATACTGCTGGTACATTTACCATTGATGCAGAGGACGCTACAGACTCCAACAAGGGTGTGGCATCATTTGCTAATACTGATTTTACAGTAACAACTGGTGCAGTTGGTATTAAGGCACTTGGTGTATCTAATGCACAACTTGCTGGTTCGATTGAGAATGCTAAACTAGTCAATTCTACTATAGTATTGGGTAGTGATACAGTTAATCTTGGCGATACGATTACAGATGTTAATGGTCTAACACAATTAGATGTAGACAACATTAGAATAGATACCAACACGATTAGTTCTACAGATGCAAATGGAGATATTGTATTAGATCCTAATGGAACTGGATCAGTAGATGTTAACAGTGCAAGAATTATTAATCTTGCAGAACCAACTCAAACAACGGATGCTGTTACTAAACAATATGTCGATGCAGTAAAGAGTGGTCTTGATATTAAAGATTCTGTAAGAATGGCTACAACAGCTGATTTGTCGGGCACATATGCTAACGGCACATCTGGTGTTGGTGCAACATTGACTAACAATAGTACCCAGGCTGCATTTGCAGTAGATGGTGTTACAGCATCTCTTAATGATAGAGTGCTGGTTAAAGATCAGACTGCACAGGCTGAGAATGGTATCTATACAGTAACAACACTTGGTGATGGTTCTACAAATTGGGTATTGACTAGAGCTACAGATGCTGATGGTGATCCATCACAAGAACTAGATGGTGGAACATTTGTATTTGTTGAAGAAGGTACCATTGGACAAGATAATGGATACACATTTACTCATAATGGTGTACCAACAATCGGAACGACTGCTCTACCAGTAGCGCAGTTCTCTGGTGCAGGACAAGTAATTGCTGGTGATGCATTAACCAAAACAGGTAACACATTAGATGTTGCAGTAGATAATGCATCTATTGAAGTTGTTGCTGATGCGTTGCAAGTTAAGGCCTTAGGTGTAACTAATTCAATGCTTACTGGTTCTATTGATAATAATAAATTATCTAATAGTTCAGTAACAATAAACAGTCATTCACTGTCCTTGGGTGGCACATTAACACTAGATACAGATGATTTTGCTGAGGGTACAAACATATTCTTCACTAATGAAAGGGTTGATGACCGCATTAATTCTTTGGTACAAGATGGTGAAGGTATTACCACAACATATGATGATGTTGCCAATACATTCACAATAGCTGCTGAAGATGCTACAGACACTAATAAAGGTGTTGCATCGTTTGCCAGTGGGGACTTTGCAGTAACAACTGGTGCAGTTGCGATTAAGTCCTCTGGTGTTGATAACGCACAGTTGGCTAATGATTCTGTTACTATTAACGGTAACGTTATTGCATTGGGTGGTACATTAACTCTAGATTCTGATGATATTGCTCAGGGCTCTACAAACTTATATACAAGTCCAGAAGCTATTGATGATCGGGTATCTCAGTTGGTACAAGATGGTGAAGGTATTACTACAACATATGATGATGCAGCTAATACATTTACGATTGCAGCTGAAGATGCTACAGACACTAATAAGGGTATTGCTACGTTTAACACGGCAGATTTTAGTGTAACTAGTGGTGATGTTACTATTAAGAGTTTAGGTGTAACAAATGCCCAACTTGCAGGTAATATAGACTTAACTACGAAGGTAACAGGCACTCTGCCAATGTCAGAGGGTGGTACTGGAGTCACTACATTAACAGCTAATGGTATCCTTTATGGTAACAATGGTACGGATATACAAGCAACAGCAGAAGGAACAGATGGTTACTTCTTATATTCAAACTCTGGGACTCCAGATTGGACTAATGTAATAGATGGTGGAACATATTAATGGCTATACCAAATTCTAAATCTACATTGAAGGATTGGTGCTTGCGAAAATTAGGAGCACCTGTTTTAGAAATTAATGTTGATGACGATCAGGTCGATGATCGGATTGATGAAGCGCTTCAATACTTTTATACTTTTCAGTATAGTGGTATGGAGCGTGTATATCTTAAACATTTAATTACAGAAGCTGATGTTGCTAGATCCGGTACAGATGAAACGGAAACTTCAACTGATATATCGGATTCAGGAATAACAACAGATTGGAAAACAGGGAAGGGATTTTTAGTAATGCCTGATGCGGTTCAAAGTGTGTTAAGAGTTCTGCCGTTTAGTGATAGAGGCAATCTTAATATGTTTGATGTTCGTTATCAGTTAAGATTAAATGACCTCTATGATTTTTCATCCGAATCAGTTATCCACTATCAAATGACCATGTGGCATTTAGATTATTTGGATATGATTTTAATAGGAGAAAAGCCTTTACAGTTTAATACTCATAAGAATAGGCTTTATATTAATATGGATTGGGGTGATGATGTTCAGGTAGGAGAGCATATCATTATAGAATGTTATCGAAAATTAGATCCTACAACCTGGACAGACGTATATGATAATTTATGGCTAAAAAAATATACAACAGCTCTCATAAAGAAACAGTGGGGTGAGAATCTTATTAAGTTTCAAGGAGTAACAATGTTGGGCGGAGTTTCCATGAACGGTGAAACGATATATAATGAGGCTAAGGAGACAATTCAAAAATTAGAAGATGAATCAAGAACTACTTGGGAAGAACCACTCCACTTTGACATTGGTTAAAAACTGTGCCTACTACAAATTTATATTTCTCTAAAGGGACGACCAATGAACAATTGCTTTATGAAGATTTAGTAATTGAAGCGTTGCAGATATACGGACATGAAGTTTATTATATACCTAGAATCCTTGTAAATGAAGATGATCTCTTGGGAGAAGATACTCTTAGTAAATTTGAAAGCGCTTATCCCATGGAAATGTGGATGGAAACTCCAGAAGGTTATCAAGGCGAAAAGGAAATTATTACAAGGTTTGGTCTGGAGATACGAGATGAAACCATATTTGTGGTTTCTCGTAGACGTTGGGAAGATATTTTAATTGCAGCATCAGGTACAGGGTCATCCACAGCTCTAACAGATACGGAATATTTAGATGGTATTCTTGGGACTGGGAGGCCGAATGAAGGAGATTTAGTATGGCACCCAGAAGTAAAAAAATTATTTGAAATAAGTTTTGTAGACCATGATGATCCATTTTATCAGATAGATAATCTCCCTGTATATAAATTATACTGTAGAACTTATGAATATTCAAGTGAAGCAATTGATACTGGAATTTCTGAAATTGATAATGTTGAAGAAGCCCACACACTTGATCCTAGAAATTGGCATCTTGTTGGCGAAAGTCCATTCACATATAACGAGGCAATTCGCTTGGAAGCAGGAACAGATATAACTAGTACCGGACTAATAATAGATGAAACCGATGGTGATAATATAATTTGTGAAGATGAAGTTGGTGTTGATTCTATTCTTTATGAAGATGATGAAGGTGATGAATACTATATAATATTAGAGAACTTTAAAATGGAAGAACAAATGCCACAAGCGGATAATGATTTCTTTGAAGATGAAGCTATAGGGACCGAATCTATAGATGGAATACTTGATTTCAGTGAGAAGAATCCTTTTGGTGAACCTACGGAGGGTATGTGATGCTCGGAGAACATTTTTATAATGAATCGTTTAGAAAAACTATTATAGCTTTTGGTTCATTATTCAACAACGTAACTATATTTAGAAAAAATAAAGCAGGAACAAAGACACAATCTTTGAAAGTGCCTTTAGCATATGGTCCAAAACAAAAATTTATTGCTAGATTAGAACAAGACCCAGCTGGGACACAATCTATAGCTATTACTCTTCCTCGTATAGGGTTTGAGATTCAAGGATTTACATATGATCCTGATAGAAAATTAAATAGAATTATTAAACATAAAAAGGTTAATGATGATACTAGTAAAAAACTAAAGTCAATGACCTCACAGTATACACCCGTACCTTACAATATGAATTTTGAATTGTTTGTTATGGCAAAAAATAGTGATGATGGTATTCAAATTGTTGAACAGATACTACCATACTTTCAACCAGAATATACAGTAACGATTAAAGAAGTTCCTGAAATGGATCTCATTAGAGATGTTCCAATAATTTTAAATGATATTAATTATGAGGATACTTATGCTGGTGATTTTACAGAACGCAGGGCTATAATTTATACTATGAGTTTTAGTGCTAAAACATATGTTTATGGTCCAGTTTCTACACAAGAACAGATTACGAAAGCGCAAGTGGATATATACTCAGATTTGCCAGCAGAAGCACCTTCACGGCACCATCGTATTGTTGTAGAAGCAACTAGTCCGCCATCATCAGCTGATGCGGATGATTTTGGATTTAATGAAACTATTAGTGAATGGACTTGATTATGAATAATGTTGATGATGCAATCAGTGATGCTCTTGGTGTAGCAAAAAATATAAAAAAAGAGGTATTAAATCCTAAGCCTTTGGCTACACGGCCAGCAACGTCTGTAATGACTACCAGTGAACGGGAAATGGATACTGACGTAGACTATAGATATAGTCGGGAAAACTTCTACAATCTCATCGAGCGGGGTCAGGACGCCATTACAGGCATATTGCAACTAGCAGAAGAATCTGAACACCCTAGAACCTATGAAGTTGCAGGTCAATTGATTAAGACTGTATCGGAAGTAACAGAAAGATTAGCTGACTTACAAGAGAAAATGCAAAGATTAAAGGAGGTTCCAGAAACAGGTCCGAAAAATGTTACTAATGCTTTGTTTGTTGGTTCAACTAAAGAACTTCAAGCTCTCCTAAAAGATAAATCTGATGGTTGAAATTTATAAGGGCAATCCTAATCTTAAATCAGCATTAACCCAATCCGAATACGGAGAAGAGGAATTATCTGAGTTTATTAGGTGTTCTAAAGATCCAATCTATTTTATAGAAAATTATATAAAGATTATTAGTTTGGATGAAGGCCTTATTCCATTTAAATTATATCCATTTCAAAAAGAAATTATAGGTACGTTCCACAATAATCGTTTTACCATATGCAAACTACCCAGACAGTCGGGTAAGTCTACCACCATTATTGGTTATTTGATTCATAATGCAATCTTTAATGATTCAACAAATGTAGCTATTCTCGCTAATAAAGCTTCAACAGCTAGAGATTTGTTATCTAGATTTCAATTATCATATGAGAATCTTCCCAAATGGTTACAGATGGGAGTTTTGAACTGGAACAAAGGTTCACTTGAATTGGAAAATGGTTCTAAAATTATAGCGGCATCAACGTCTGCATCCGCTATTCGCGGTATGACATTCAACATTATCTTCCTTGATGAGTTTGCTTTCATCCCCTCACATATAGCAGAACAGTTTTTCGCTTCCGTATATCCTACAATTTCATCAGGCAAATCATCTAAAGTGATGATTGTGTCCACACCACATGGGATGAATATGTATTATAGAATGTGGATGGATGCTGTAAACAAAAAAAATGAGTTTGTTCCTATAGAGGTACACTGGTCAGAAGTACCAGGAAGAGATGAGAAGTGGAAAGCATCTACAATAGCAAATACATCGGAACGACAGTTTCAGCAGGAATTTGAATGTTCGTTTTTGGGATCTGTTGACACCCTTATATCAGTTCTTAAATTACAAGAAATGCCTTATTGGGACCCCATAGAAAAAAATGCAGGGTTAGATATATATGAGAGGCCAGAAAAGGGACATGATTATTGTATGTCTGTAGATGTTGCAAGAGGTGGTACAAATGACTATAGTGCATTTGTAGTGCTTGATATTACATCTCTACCTTATAAATTAGTTGCTAAATATCGCAGCAATGAAATTAAACCTCTTGTATTTCCTGAGATTATACATAAAGTTGCTCGTAATTATAATAATGCACACCTATTAATAGAAATAAATGATATTGGCGGCCAAGTTGCTGACTCTTTACACCATGATATGGCTTATGAAAATGTCATAATGACACAAATGAGAGGACGCTTAGGTCAAGTTGTTGGTGGTGGATTTGGAGATTCTGCAACTGATTTAGGTATAAGAACAACTAAAGCACTCAAGCGTATAGGTTGTTCTAATCTAAAACAATTGATAGAAGGTGATAAGTTAGAGATACACGATTTTGATGTTATAGTAGAGTTATCTAATTTCATACAAAAAGGACATTCTTTTGAGGCTGAAGAAGGAGCATCAGATGATTTGGTGATGTGTTTAGTGTTTTTTGCTTGGTTAACAGATCAACAATACTTTAAAGAAATGACAGATGAAGATATCCGTAAGAGATTATTTGAAAGTCAAAAGGAAAATATAGAAGCTGATATGGCTCCGTTTGGATTTATTGATGATGGAATTTTAGATTTGGATGGTGCGTTTGTTGATGAAGATGGAGATTATTGGAGACCTACTGATATGCCAAATACCTTTGATGTAGAAACATATTAATCTAAAATTATTACCATAGGCCATCTAGGGTCTTTATCTTCACCTATAAGTAATGCATAATATCTATTTTCTCGGCAGTGTAAGCAAACAGGTATAGATTGTTCTATTAACTTTTTAGCATATTTGAATTCTTCGGACCTTTTACCATATCGAAATATGTTGTGCCTTATCTTTTTATGATGAGGATACCACACCAAATTCTGCGGTTCTGGATGACCACATATTTCACATTCTAAACCATTAAATGTATTAATTAAATCTAATCTTCTTTGTTTAGTGTACACTTGTGTAAGCCTGTTTAAAATTATTTATATATATTTATACTCAAGTGTGCAAAAATCACTGTTTTGGAAAACAAGGAAATAATAAATAACTATGAAAGAATTGAAGAACAGTTATATTATATAAACATAACCAAGGAGAAATAGAAAAATGGTTGATCTAGTTTCACCTGGTGTTGCTGTAAAAGAAAAGGACGCTACGACTTCTGTAAGAAGTGAACCGACCGGTATTGGTGCTGTTGCTATTCCAGCCATTAAAGGCCCGATTGAGCAAGTTATCACAGTTTCTACTGAAAGTGAATTAGTAGAAATATTTGGTAAACCAAACGCCACAAATTTTGAATATTGGTTTACGGCGGCTTCCTTTTTGATGTATAGTAATACACTAAAGGTGGTAAGAATTTTAGTTTCGACGGCCATGAATGCTACTGAGCAGGGTTCTGGCCTTCTTATCAAAAACAAAACCCATTATATGGACGGTGACGGTTCAACCGGCCCCTATGCTGATGGGTCTGCACCGACGGCAAACGGTATGTGGGCTGCAAGAACAGCCGGCACTTGGGGCAATAGCTTAAGAGTAGCATACTGTAACGATGCAGCAGGATTTGAAGAAGATGCTGTCGTAAAAGTTAATGATGCATCAGCATCTGCAGGCGATACTGTGATTACAGTGGACGACGGAACATTATTAAATGATAATGATATTATCTATTTGCAGGAAGCTAATGGGCAACATTATCAGGTAGTTAGTATTGCTACAAATGACGTAACAATTAAACGATATCCAGAAAGCGGCGCAACGGGATTATCTAGCGACATAGCTGATGATACAGACATTGATCGGAGATGGGAATATGCTGATCAGTTCTCTAATCAACCTGGAACATCAACATATGTATCTGACCGATCAGGTGCAAATGATGAAATGCACATCATTATCATTGATAAAGATGGTAAGATTAGTGGTGTAGTTGGAGAAGTATTGGAGAAATGGGAATCAGTATCGAAAGCTTCTGATGCACTAACAGATGATGGTTCAAAAAACTATTATGCAACTGTTTTAGCTGATCAATCTGAATATATTTATTGGCTAGATCATCCAGCTGGAGGCACAAACTGGGGCCAACCTGCTGCAGGTGTAACATTTGCTGACGCAACAAACGATTTTGAACGAACAGAAGGTGTAAATGGTGCTGGTGACACAACTAGTCCCACGGAAGGTGATCGTCAGGTTGCTTATGATATGTTTGAAGATGCTGACACAGAGGATGTCAATCTCGTTATCGCTGGTCCCGCTTCAGTGGGTGGTACCGGTTCAATAACACAAGGTGTTTATATTACAGACCTTGTTGAGAAACGTAAAGACTGTGTTGGATTCATTTCTCCTGATCGGAGTGATGTTGTCAATATCGCCAAAAGCTACACACAATCGCAGAACGTTAAAAAGTATTTTGATGCTCTGTCAAGTTCATCCTATACGGTATTTGATAGTGGTTATACGAAGCAGTTTGATAAGTATAATGACGTTTATCGTTGGGTGCCTCTTAATGGTCATATTGCTGGGCTGTGTGCTCACACCGATGCAGTTGAAGATCCATGGTGGTCACCTGCAGGAATAACTCGCGGACAGATCCGCGGATCAATTGCTCTTGCATTTAATCCAACTCAAACAGAACGTGATAGACTTTATCGTGCTCGTATCAACCCTGTTGTTACGTTCCCAGGTGAAGGTACTATCTTGTTCGGTGACAAAACTGGACTATCTAAGAATAGTGCTTTTAGTCGCATTAATGTTCGTAGGTTATTCTTAACAGTAGAAGAAGCTTGTAAGATTGCTGCTCGTACAGTGCTCTTTGAGTTCAACGATCAATTTACACGGGACAATTTCAGAGCTATGGTAGACCCCTATCTAAGAGATATTCAGGCACGCCGTGGTATTACTGATTTTCTAACTGTTTGTGATGCATCAAACAATACCCCACAGGTAATTGATAACAATGAATTCCGGGCTGATATTTACATTAAACCTGCACGTTCAATTAACTTTGTAACACTAACATTCATTGCAACACGAACAGGTGTTGATTTTGATGAAGTTGTTGGTCGAGTATAGGAGGATATAACAAATGGCTAATTTAAATTCGTTTGTAAATAGACTCGCTGGTGGTGGTGCTCGTCCTAATCAGTTTGAAGTGTCTGTCTCTGGTTTAGGTGTATCTCCAGAACCATTTTCATTCTTGTGTAAAGCAGCTCAAATGCCTGCGATGACAATTGGTGAAGTAACCGTACCGTATCGGGGCCGGCAGATTTTTCTTGCTGGTGATCGTACATATGATGCTTGGACCGTAACTATACTCAATGATGCTGGTTGGTCTGTTCGTTCTGGTTTAGAACGTTGGAGTCATGCTATTGCTGACGTTGGATCAAGCACTACTGCTATGGGCGCTGGTTATTATGGCACAGCAGATGTGAGACAATTAAATCGTGAAGGTACTGTTATATGGACTGCAAAACTTTACAGTGTATGGCCTACTACAGTTGATGCTGTTGAACTTGCTTATGATTCAAATGACGTTGTAGAGGAATATGGAGTAACGTTCCGATTTAATTACATGACTACAGGACCAGCAGGTACAGGTATTGGTACACCGTAAATAAAAAAAATCACTAGCTGAAGTTGTATAAATATTATTATGGCAGATTTTTTTGGATACGAAATAAAACGGAAAAAAGAGGCGACGAAGGCTAAGTCCTTTGTCGCCCCTTCCGACGAGGAAGGCACCCTAGACATTTCTGGCGGTGCTGGTTTTTTCAGTCAGTACATTAACGTAGATAAGGCAGCAAAGAACGATTGGGATTTAATTAAAAAATATCGTGCAACTGCTGAAGCTCCCGAATGTGACCAAGCGATTGATGATATAGTCAATGAGGCTATAACTGCGGATGAGACAGACGTTTCTATTAAGTTGAATTTAGATAATACTAAATTATCAACCGCAATTAAGAAAAAGCTTTTAGAGGAGTTTAACGAAATCTTACGTTTGTTAGACTGGAAAAATAATGGACACAACATATTCCGAAGATGGTATATCGACGGAAGAGTTTTCTATCACAAAATGATAGAAGATACCTCTCCGCGGAAAGGTATTACAGAAATTCGTTATGTTGATCCTAAATTTATCAAGAAGGTTCGTGTAGTAGAAAAGGGGAAAGGAAAGGACGGTGTCTCTAGAGAAGGTGTTTCTTTAGTTAGAAAAGTCCAAGAATTCTATATCTATAATGAAGCTGGAGTTTATCCTGCTTTTCAAGGTATACCCGGAAATAAAGGAAGTGCTAATTCACAAGGAATTCAGATTTCTCCGGACGCTATTACATATTGTACTTCTGGTATATTTAACCCCACAACAAAACAGGTTTATGGCCATCTACACAAGGCAATTAAACCAGTAAACCAACTCCGTATGATGGAGGACTCTCTGGTTATTTACAGAATCAGTCGAGCTCCGGAACGTAGAATCTTTTATATAGATGTTGGTAATCTCCCCAAGCCTAAGGCAGAAGCTTATCTTAAAGATATTATGAATCGCTATCGTAATAAGGTAGTGTATGATGCTTCTTCAGGTGAAATTAAAGATGACCGTAATCAAATGTCAATGTTGGAGGACTTTTGGTTGCCCCGTAGAGAAGGTGGTAGAGGTACCGAAATCACAACACTTGGTGGTGGTCAAAACTTAGGTGAAATAGATGATATCAATTACTTTAGGGAGAAGTTATATCGCTCACTGAACATTCCATCATCACGATTAATTTCAGATACAGGCTTTAATATGGGCCGGTCTGCTGAAATTACCAGAGATGAAATTAAATTTAGTAAATTCATTCAAAAAACACGAAAGAGGTTCTGTAATTTATTCCAAGATTTATTAAAAACACAATTAATACTTAAAGGAATTATAACTCCTGAAGATTGGGATAAAATTAAAGAGTTTATCATTTATGATTTTAATGATGATAATCATTTTTATGAATTAAAGGACGCTGAGCTGTTAAAAGAACGTGTTGATCAGCTTAATGTTATTTCTGAATATATTGGTACATACTTTTCGGTTGAATGGGTTAGGAAGAATGTCTTGAAACAAACTGATGAAGAAGTTGAATTGATAGATAAACAAATTAAATCTGAGAAAGGAGATGGTACTATTGCGACAGATGCTGGAACAGATTTAGGTGGACCTGAAGGTGGGTTTGGCGAACCAGTTGGACAGTTTGGTCAAGACCCCGCAGATTTTGATGATGAAGATGATTCAGGATCTAATTTTACATAAATAGATAAAAGGGAAAAATTATGAGTAAAGGAAGTATACAGGGTATGGTGGACGCATTGACACAAGGTGATTTAGCCAAAGCTTCTGATGATTTTAATGATGCAATGACGGCAAAAATTCAGTCTAGCTTAGATGATGCTAAAGTGCGATTAGCTAATACTACATTTACAGATATGAGTGCCGAAGTTACACATGAACCTATTGATACGGGAATTACAGGAGAACCTGAGGAAACTGAGGAAAAAGAATGAAACTAATATCAGAACACGTTGAAAGTATAGAATATATTACAGAAGCATCTGATGATGGTTCTAAAAGTTATAATATCAGAGGCGTGTTTATGCAATCTGATGTTAAAAATCGTAACAATAGAATGTATCCTTATTCTATTTTAGAAAAAGAAGTTGGTAGATATAATAAGGAATATGTGAATCAAAAACGGGCTTTCGGTGAACTAGGTCATCCAGATGGCCCTACAGTTAATCTTGAAAGAGTGTCGCATATGATTACAAGATTATACCCCGATGGTAAAAATTTTATTGGTGAAGCTAAGATTATGGACACACCTTACGGTAAGATCGTAAAGAATCTTATTGATGAGGGTGCCAAACTTGGTGTTTCGTCAAGAGGTATGGGTTCATTAGAACCCAGACGAGATGGTTTGCAGGTTGTTAAAGATGATTTTTATTTAGCAACTGCAGCGGACATAGTTGCAGATCCATCTGCGCCTAATGCTTTCGTAGAAGGTGTTATGGAAGGTAAAGAATGGGTTTGGGATAATGGTATTGTAAAAGAAGTACGAATTGCAGAATACCGTAAAGAATTAGAGAAGAAAACAAAAAATCTAGAAGAAAAACAATTAAAATTGTTTGCAGATTTTATGTCAAACCTTTAAATTTTATAAATAATCATTGTATTATAAACAAAAAAAGGGAGTTATCTAACCATGACAGATAAAAATGCTGAACTAGAAGCTATTGCTGCTGAAGAACTTACGGGTGAAGAGCAAATAGCTGAAGTAGCGGCAGATGAACCCACGAAACATGCTGCTAAAGCCATGCCACCCGAAAAGTTGCCTGGCGAACGGCAGGACATGGGACCTGCTGTTGTTTCTCCAGATGCTCCTTCCGATCCTGGTAAAGAGGCTTCGAAAAAAGCTTCTCAATCAAAAGACCTACCTCGCAAAGGTAAGCCTTCTGCTGCCTCTCCGAAACCTATGGGTGACGGTAGTGGTGAAATGAAGGCTGGTGCCCGTGAAGAAGTAGAACATGAAGAATCAGATGATTCTCAGATTGTATCCGAGGCAGATCAGGAAGAAGCTTACGAAGAAACTATTGAAGATCGAATCGCTAAGATGGATTTCAGTGACGATGTTGCTGCACTAACAGAAGGCGAGGATGATCTTTCGGATGAATTTAAATTAAAGGCTGCTACAATTTTTGAAGCTGCTATTAAAGCTAAGATTCGTGAAGAGCTTGAAGCAATTGATGCATCTTATGCTGAAAAGTTTAATTCATCTGTTGAAGATGTGCAAGAGGAACTATCACAAAAGGTTGATGGTTATCTCAATTATGTTGTAGAAGAATGGATGAATAATAATGAAGTTGCTGTTGAGCACAAGCTCAAAACAGAAATTACAGAAAATTTCATTTCCGGCCTCAAAGCTCTTTTTGAAGAACATCATATTGCTATTCCTGATGACCAGTTTGATATGCTTGATGCCGCAGCTGAAAATGCTAACGAGCTTGAAAGTAAATTAAACGAAGCTATGGAAAGTAATATTAAGTTAGTTCAAGAGAATAATATTCTAAAGAGGAACGAGATTCTTCTCGATGTTGCTTCTGATCTTGCTGATACAGAAGTGGAAAAGTTTGCAAGTCTAGTAGAAAATATTGAGTACGAAAGTGAGGAAGATTTTCGTGAGAAAGTTGACCAAATCAAGGAAGGATATTTTCCAAAAGCTGTAGCAAGTAATGAAGAAACAGCGGCAACAGTCGAGGGTTTGGATGATTCTGATATGTCCGATACTATGTCTGCTTATATGTCCGCAATTGCCCGTACCGAAAAGCGTGCTGGTAACGTGAACCATTAATTAAAATAGGGAGAAAATAAAAAATGTTTCAAACGGAACACCTACAGGAAAAGTGGCAGCCAGTGCTAGAGCATCCTGAGCTCCCCGAGATCAAAGATGCTTATCGTCGGGCAGTCACAACTGTAATCCTAGAAAACCAAGAGCGAGCTTTACAGGAAGATTCTGAATTTCTTAAAGAAGCTTCGCCTACAAACGCAACCGGCTCAGCCGTTGCTAATTGGGATCCAATCCTAATTTCACTAGTTCGTCGTGCGATGCCTTCACTTATCGCCTATGACGTATGCGGCGTTCAGCCAATGACAGGTCCTACAGGACTTATCTTTGCAATGAAAGCTCGTTATACTTCACAGTCTGGTACAGAAGCTCTGTTCAATGAAGCTGATACCTCATTTGCTGGTACAGGTACTCATACAGGCACAGACGTACTAAAGGCCTTAACGACAACAAACTATAATTCAGGTACAGCAATGACCACAGCTGCTGCTGAAGCACTTGGCGATTCCGCCTCAAATGCTTTCGCAGAGATGGCATTCAGTATTGAGAAAGCAACCGTAACTGCAAAGTCACGGGCCCTCAAAGCTGAGTACACAATGGAACTTGCTCAGGACCTCAAGGCCATTCACGGTCTAGACGCAGAAACAGAACTTGCTAACATTCTAAGTTCTGAGATTCTTGCTGAAATCAACCGCGAAGTAATCCGCACAATCTATGTCAATTCAAAACAGGGTGCAGCTGCTAACACAACAACTGCTGGTATTTTTGATTTAGATACGGACTCTAACGGTCGTTGGAGTGTTGAGAAGTTCAAAGGCCTCATGTTCGCAATTGAACGTGATGCAAACGTAATTGCTCGTGACACACGCCGCGGAAAGGGTAACATTATCCTTTGCTCTGCTGATGTTGCTTCTGCTCTTACAATGGCTGGTCTACTTGACTACACATCTGGTCTATCAGATAGTCTTACAGTAGATTCCACAGGTAACACATTCGCTGGTACACTGAATGGTCGCTTTAAGGTTTATGTTGATCCATATGCAAATATGGGTGTACCTTACACTGGATCTGGCGCTGCTGCTAACCAATTCTATGTTGTTGGTTACAAAGGCACATCGCCTTATGATGCAGGCCTCTTCTACTGCCCATACGTCCCATTACAGATGGTCCGTGCAGTTGGCGAGAACAGCTTCCAGCCCAAGATCGGATTCAAAACACGATATGGCATGCAGGTCAATCCTTTTGCTCAGTCAGCTGCTCAGACAGACGGCGCCGGCGCTCGGGATTCCAACGTGTACTACCGTCGTGTCCAGATCACGAATCTTATGTAATTTGTTACAAAAAAACTACAACTATAACAACTATAAATGTAGTAACATTAAAGGACCCCTCTTCGGAGGGGTCTTTTTTTATCTTTAAATAATCTATATGTACAAGTTTGAAGATCAATACATATGTGGGGAGTGTTTAGAAATATATTTCCCATCTAAAGAGTCTAAGCGGGTGTGGAAGTCTTTAGAAGAAGTTAATTATACTGACCCCAATGTAAGAAAGGTTAAATCAGCATTAGCTCGAGCTGATAAAAACTCTAATGATAATGAGCATGAGAGAAAAATAGCTCAAAGGCAAGCTGAAAAAATGATGGAGAAGTATGATTTTCATAAAGTTGTATGTAACTGGTGTAATAAATAGTAAAGAATGAATAGTATTTTTCCGTATGATGAGCTCTACGGGTACTAAGGAGAAAAAATAAAATGGCAACAACAACCCAAATTTTAAGAAACAGAAAACAAAGCAGCTACATCATAAAGATCGAAGGTGATGATGCTGCTACAACAACAATTGATGCTTCAGATTCATCAACGAACCTACCTGAAGATGGTACAGCTACCATTCGGCGTATTATGTGGACGATGGCTAGTGGAGATATTACTATAACATGGAAAGGCTCAGCTGACGCTGTGGCATGCAGACTATCAGGCAATGGCAATTGGAACTTTACACAAAATCCTCCTGTGATTGCTAACAATGCAAATACACCAACTGGTGATATTCAGGTTGTTAAAGGAACAGCATCCGTTTATACTATTATTTTAGAGATCGGCACAGGTGCACTTGCGGAATAAAATAAATGGGTAAAATAAATCCTTTACAGAGGCAACCAGATGTTTTGAATTATGCACAGAATAATCAATTTAAATTATTCCTGCCTATTTTTCCAACAACTGAATATTTTTGCACTAGGGTTAATATACCTGGAGTTAGTTTAGGACAGGCTAATCAGCCGACACCTTTAGTAGATATGCCTTTGGTTGGAGATAAGCTTCAATATGATACTTTTAATGCTTCATTTTTAGTAGATGAGGAGTATAAAAATTATATTGAAATGTATGGGTGGTTAAAAAATATTGGTTTTCCGGAACAACATAAACAATATAATAGTTTAGAGCGTCCTGATAATATAAACAGAAGCACTACTAAAGTCAATGAAGCTGGAATTGAGTTTGAGGATAGTGATAGAAATTTGTACTGTGATATCTTAGTAACAATTCTTAATAGTAAGAATAATCCTGTTGCTAAAATAACTATGTATGAATCTTTCCCAATTAGTGTGGGTTCACTAGAATATAGTCAACAAGAAACCGATACAACTTATTTAAGTTGTGATTTAACCTTTGCTTATAGTTGGTTTGATATAGAATCTGTATAAATATTTTTTGGAACAGCTCGTTGAGCTATGCGTAAGTGATGAAATTGTTGTAAAATCTTTTAAAAATAATGTAAAAGATTACATAGATTTATAATATATTCAGCGAGCTGATTCCTTTTTTTTGGTGAAAATTATGAAGATAGATGATTTATATAATGAAGTAGAACGTGATTTGAAAATTGATGATACTGAATTAGATATGGAGTCAATTCGGACTCCACAACTACATAACAAGTATTTGAAATATTATACACAACAGTCATTGCAGTATAAAAAACTAAAGGATGACTATAAAATAATGTATCGTGAGAAGTGGGAGTATTATACTGGTAAGGCTTCAGCTGAAATATATGCTGAAAAACCATTTGATTTAAAAATACTCAAAGCTGATATCAACATTTATTTGGAAGCTGACAGTGAGTTACAACAATTAAGCCAAAGAATGGCTTATACTAAACAGATAGTAGACTATCTAGAAAGAATATTAAAGGAGATTAATAACAGAAATTGGAACATTCGTAATACCATAGAATGGAAAAAGTTTTTACATGGTGAGTAGTCATGTCTGTTATTATTGAAAGGTTTAATGAAGTTTTTATCCGAATCAAATGTGAGCCAGCTGTTGCCAAAGAGCTTTCAGAATTCTTTACCTTTGAAATACCAAATGCACGATTTATGCCGTCGGTGCGGAATCGTATGTGGGATGGTCGTATACGTTTATTCAGTCCTGCTACTGGTAAAATATATATGGGATTATTACCGTATGTTTGCAAGTTTCTCAAAAAGCAAGGCCATAAAGTCCAACTCTCAGAAGAATTTAGGCCTAAAAATGTGGATAAAAACCTTACCAAAAAATTTATTAGGTCTATTGAAAAGGGAAAATTCCGAGCAAGAGATTATCAAATAGATGCTATTCATAAAATTATTTGTGACAATCGTGGCCTTATTCTTTCTCCTACCGGCTCAGGCAAATCTTTTATCATCTATGCTTTAGTTAGATACTACACACAGAAACTACAAGATAAAAAAATATTGATTGTTGTGCCGACTACTGGGTTGGTGGAACAAATGTATTCTGACTTTGCTGATTACGGTTGGTTCCCAGATGCATATTGCCATAAATTATATGCTGGTTCAGATAAAACCACCTCTAAAGAAGTTGTTATCTCTACATGGCAATCTATTTACAAACTAGATAAACGATATTTTAGTCAGTTCGGTGCAGTCTTTGTTGATGAGGCTCATCTGGCAAAGGCCAAATCATTAACTGGCATTATGACCAAGTTACATGATTGTAAATATCGTATCGGTCTTACAGGCACACTTGATGGTACAGAGATACATCGTTTAGTATTGGAAGGTTTATTTGCTGTGCATGAACAAGTCACCACAACATCTAAGCTGATAGAAAGAAAAGAGCTTTCTAATCTCCATATCCGTGTGTTAGTATTAGAACATACCAAGAGAAATAAAATGTTGATGAAAGGTAAGACCTATCAGCAAGAGATGGAATTTTTATCTACACATGAACCGAGAAATGATTTTATTACTAATTTAGTAACATCATTAGATTCTAATACTTTATTATTAGCTCAATATGTAGAAAAACAATTGTTGCCGTTGCATGAAAATATAGTTAATAAGTGTGCTGAAGATAGACCAGTATATCTAGTTCATGGAGCTACTCCAACAGCAGACCGAGAGGAAATTAGAGGGTTAGTAGAAAAAAATGATAACTGTATTATAGTAGCTTCATACGGAACATTCTCTACTGGTGTAAATATAAAAAGAATTCATAATATTATCTTTGCTAGTCCGTATAAATCGCAAATAAAAATTCTCCAAAGTATAGGCCGTGGCTTAAGAATAGCTGGAGATAAAGAAGAATTAGAGCTGTTTGACCTAGCTGATGATTTATGTTATAATGGAAAGAACAATTACACATTAAATCATTTATCTGAAAGGATTAATATATATGCTACACAAGATTTTGATTATGATATTGTGTCGGTTAAATTGAAGAAATGAATATGAAGAAAGATATAAATAATTCGATGGAACGCTATTCAGACGTAACCCCTAAGCCACATCTTTCTGAATATAAGATAATTAAATTAATTAGCGGAGAGGATATTCTTTGTAAAATACTAAAAGAATATTCTGATGCCTTAATTGTGGACCTTCCTTTAATAATTCGTAAACAAGAAGTAATGATCCCTGATAAGAAAGGAAACCAAGCACAAACAGTAGAGCATGTTGGGCTAGATCGTTGGATGAAATATAGTAAGAGTATGGAATCTGTAATATATAAAGATAAAATACTCTCCTTTGGGGATCTTTCAACCGAAGTGGTGGTTTATTATAAAATGATATCTTCTAAAATAAGGGAAGAAATGATTATGACTGAATCTATAGCAAAAGATACTAATGAAGCTGAATTAAATGCTCGAATGAATAAATTAGCTAAAATATTAGAAGAAGCTTCTGAATTGGAAGATGAAGAGGATGATACTTTTGGACCACCTGATAATGCTCCAAAGATACTTCATTAACTATAGGTCTCTTTTCTTCCCGGGTCGTTAAGCTCAGGGTATCATAGAAGCTAAGGAAAGTCAAGGTAAAATATGGAAAAAGATTTGAATATAATTTCCATCACGGATATTATTGAGAACAAAGTCCGTAAGCAAAGAGAATTAGATGATTACAATGCTCGTCTAGAAGAATTACAAAGACAGAAGTTTTGGCTTGAAAAAGAAATACAGATGGCTGAGTTTATTATTGCCGCAGTTCAAAGTGAGATAACACCACAGGCTTTTGTGAAGGCATTGATAGAAGCAGAACTTGGTAAGGACGACAAAAACTCTTGACAATATCCTTTAATCATGTTAGCCTTTAATAGTCTAAATGAAAAAAAGGATATTTTAACTATGAAGAAGTATGTTTATCTCGCAGGCCCAATTGCAGGGTGTACAGAGAGTGAGGGAAATGGTTGGAGAAACGATGTTAATTTTATGTTGCCAGACAACATTATTGGCATATCTCCACTAAGGTGTGAACCTTTGAAAGAAGGTATGGTTTATACAGATGATGGCGCTACAGATCCAATGTGGTCAGATGCTCGTGCTATTAATGCAAAAAATTGGTTAGATACTGAATCAGCTGATTTGGTACTAGCTTACCTACCAAAGTATATGAATGATAGGAGACCATCTATTGGCACTATTATTGAAATTGGATGGGCTATTGGTTTGAGAAAACCTTTAATAGTTGTGTCTGATGATGAATATATGATGGAACATCCTCTTATTCAACGTAATGCATCGTGGAGATTAGATAACTTAGATGATGCTGTAGAAGTTATTATCGGTTTATTTAATGATTATGTAAATCCATATTAAAAGGGCAAGCTGCGGGGTTAATTGGAGACCCTAATGGCTAAAAAAACAAAGAAGAAATCAATTCATTATGTAAACAATAAAGAGTTCTTAGCTGCAATAATAGAAAGAAAAGAACTAATCAAAGAAGCTGAATCTGGTGGAGATCCTCTACCTCAGATTAGTAATTATTTAGGAGAATGTATCCTGAAGATTGCTAATCATTTATCTTTTCGTCCAAATTTTATTAACTATACCTATCGTGAAGAAATGATTAGTGATGGTATTGAAAATTGCCTACAGTATATAGATAAGTTTGACCCTGAGAAAAGTAAAAACCCATTTGCTTATTTTACTCAAATTATTTACTATGCGTTTGTTCGTAGAATTATAAAAGAAAAGAAACAGCAGCAAATTAAGGAGAAACTATTGAAAGAATCTAACATAGAATCTCGTATAGTTTTACAAGCACATGAAGATGAGGCTCAGTATCAACAACAGTTTGTGGAAATGCTAGATAAATATACTTTCCATCAAGATGAATAAATATGAAAGTAGCGATAATAACAGATTCTCATTTCGGAGGAAAAAATGATAATATTTCCTTTGCGTCCTTCCAACGAAAATTCTACCGAGACACTTTTTTCCCAATACTTGAAAGGGAAGGAGTTACAACGATTCTTCATTTGGGGGACGTGTTTGATCGTAGGAAGTATTCTAATTACAATTCTCTTTCTTTAGCGAAAGAGATGTTTTTTGAACCAGCAAGGAACTATGATGTTCATATGCTGGTCGGTAATCACGACTGTTACTATAAGAACAACAACGAGATAAATTCTATCTCATTGACTTGCGCTGAATATAATAATATTAAAGTTTATCAGGATATTCCAGAAGTTGCTACCATTGATGACTTGAATATACTTATGGTTCCGTGGATAGCATCCGCTCATTATGCTAAATCTATACATAAAATAAAATCAGCTAAAGCGGAAATTCTTATGGGCCATTTAGCTATTATAGGAAGCGAAATGATTCCTGGATTTTATTGTGACCAAGGTTTAGAACGAGAGTTATTTAAGAGATATGAAAGAGTATTTTCTGGCCATTTTCACCAACAGCAAGACGATGGCCACATTTATTATATAGGTTCTCCATATGAAATGTATTGGAATGATTGGAATACTAAAAAAGGATTTCATATATTTGATACCGAAACTAGAGAGACGGAGTTTTATCAGAACCCAAACAGACTATTCAAGAAAATCTTTTATGACGATACAAAAGAAGATATGCTGAGTATGGACTTATCAGAATATGAAAACACATATGTAAAAATATTTGTGGTAAATAAAACTGACTTCTATACCTTTGACAGATTCGTGGAATCGTGTTATGATACAGGTAACTTTCTTGAATTAAAGATTGTAGAGGATTTTAGTGACCTTGACCCAAACGCTATTGCAGATGAAGAACTGGATGAAATTGAAGATACAATGTCATTGCTAGAAAAGTATGTAGGTGAGATTGATAGTGAGGCACTAGACAAACCAAAACTAAACAAACTACTAAGAGGTTTGTATGTAGAGGCACAAGAGATTGAATGATTATTTTTCGTAAGGTCAGTTTTCGTAATTTTTTATCAACAGGCAATACACCAACAGAAATAGAATTAGACAAACATAACACTACACTGATTATCGGTGACAATGGATCGGGTAAGTCAACCGTACTTGATGCATTGTGTTTTGGCTTGTTTGGTAAGGCGTTTCGTAATATTAAAAAGGACCAACTGGTCAACTCAGTGAATGAGCGTGACTGTAAGGTTGAGGTCTTTTTTAATATTGGGAGACAGAAGTTTCATATCATCCGGAGTATTAAACCCAATCGGTTTGAGATATACAAGAACGGCAAGATGTTGAACCAAGACGCCAGTGTTCGTGACTATCAGAAACATTTGGAGAATAATATTCTCAAGCTAAACTATCAGTCATTTACACAGGTAGTCATTCTTGGATCATCATCATTCGTTCCGTTTATGCAACTGACTCCTAGAAATCGTCGTGATGTTGTAGAAGAAATCTTGGACATTAAAATATTTTCTATAATGAATATGATTCTTAAAACAAGAATCAAACTTCTGAAAGATGAACAGAAAGATATTGCACACCAGTATGAGATGGCCGAGACTCAGATTGATATGGCTGAACGACATATAGAAAAGAGCAAAGAGAATAGTAAAGAGAATAAGAAGGCACTTGAACAGAAGATTGCTCAGAATGAAATTGAAATGAACAACTTAACTGCTCAGATCAATATGTTACAAAATAAGATTGATGAATGGAATGAACATGTTTTGCCTAGACAACAAAAGTTACACGATGATGTATATGAATTGAATAGGATAAAAGATAAATTAGATATGAAGTCTAATAAGGCCAAAGAAGAAATTACATTCTTTGAGGAGAATGATAACTGCCCAACTTGTGAACAAAACATTGACGAGGATTTTAAACAGAAAGCAATTGAAGAACGTACAAACAAGATGATAACAAATGCTTGCACCACAACACAACTCAAGGAAGAACTTACATCTATGGGCAATCGTGTGCAAGAATTTAAACAACATGAAGAAACTAATCGTAACCATGAAGTTGAAGTAGCAAAGAATACAGCATCATCAAATTCTATCATCACCTTTAATAAACAACTGATGCAACAAATAGAGAATTTTAATAAGGCTGATGCTGAACTGGCAGAAGAAAAGACAAAACTTAAAACATATAAGAGCCAACTCAAGACAATTGAGAAAAAGAAAGAGAGACTAACAGAAGATAATAATTATCTAAGGATAGCAAGACAACTGTTACAGGACTCCGGTATTAAGACAAAGATTATTAAACGGTATTTACCAGTGATGAACAAACTAATCAATAGTTATTTGTCTGCACTTGAGTTCCCTGCACAGTTTAACCTTGATGAAGAATTTAATGAGACAATCAAGAGTAGATACCGAGATGTATTTTCCTATGCTAACTTTAGTGAAGGAGAGAAGATGCGAATAGACTTGGCACTTTTGTTTACATGGAGACAGATAGCCAAGATGAAGAACAGCACAAACACTAACCTATTGGTGCTTGATGAAATATTTGATAGTAGTTTGGATTATAACGGAACGGATGAGTTTTTAAAGATTGTGAATAAATTGTCAGGAGAAAATGTGTTTATTATATCACATAAAAGTGACCTTAATGTAGATAAGTTTGATTCTACAATTCGGTTTGAAAAACAAAATAATTTTAGTAAAATGGTAGGTTAAGATAATGGAATTAGTCACAGAAAAAAATAAGATATTGAAAGAGGTTTGTGATCCTTTTGATTTTGAAAATCCAATTGTGGAACCAAAAGAACTTATAACTAATATGCAAGCGATCCGGCAAGAAAAGGCTGGCCTTGGACTGGCAGCTCCACAAGTTGGAATAAATAGTAGAGTATTAGTTATTGGTTTAAGTGATATGACAGTTGAAGGTGCTGAAGATTATGCTAAGGCTTTTTTTAATCCGCAGATTTTTTGGGATCAAACTGCAAATACATATCCAGATAATGAATTAAATTATATGGTCGAGGGATGTTTGAGTTTTCCTGAATTGTTTTTAAAGATTAAAAGACCAAATCATATTATAATGGAATGGTATACAGAAGAAGGTAAACAAGAGGTAAGTGAATTTAGCGGAATGACCTCCCGAATACTTCAACACGAAATAGACCATCTAAATGGTATTACCTTTGATACAAAAACTTCATTGTACCATTTACAACAAGCTAAAAGGAAGGTCAAGGCACGATTAAGAGCTCGAAAGAGATTTGAATTAATTAAAAAACGAGGATATTAATATGTTTGATGGGAAATTATCAAAATATATACTAAGCAGTATTGCAAATTATCTACCAAATGTTGAACCAAATTATAAAGATTTGACCGATGATGTCTATATTAGTTTATTAAGTTGGTGTGAAAATTGGCCATCACAGAAGGTTTATGAAACTGCTTATAAAGAGTCGCATATGGATCCAATTCAAACTTGGGATGAATGGGCGTCTGATATGAAGCCATTTCCTTTGCCAGTTAGGCTGGAGTTGCGCCGAGCATTATCTATACATCAAGAAATGGGTAGTTTAAAACCATTGCGTACCATTAATTACTTTTTAATTCATGGCAAAAAAGTATTTCTTTGGTCCTTTTTAGGGTTTTTAGTGTGGTGGACTTTCATTCAATAGAAAATTATAATCAAATATTTGATAATAATGAATTGATAATGTGGCTCGATATATCGACCTACTGTAATGCTAAGTGTCCTCAATGCCATAGAACAAATGCTAATGGACTTGGAAAAGTAGATTGGCTTCCTCTTAAGCAATGGTCTTTAGAAGATTTTAAAAAAGCTTTCCCCAAACAAATTTTAGATAAGATTCATCATTTTGATTTGTGTGGCACGTGGGGAGATCCAATTTTAAATAAAGATATACTTAAAATTGTTGAGTATATTGTAGATAATTCTTTTTTGCCATGGGTACAGATAAACACTAATGGTAGTGTTAGAGATGAGGAGTGGTGGTGGGAGTTGGGGAAAGTAGGTGGTTCTCGGCTGGTTGTAGTTTTTGATATAGATGGCATCACACAAGAACAACATTCTTTATATAGACAAAACACCAATTTAGAAAAGATTTTAAATAATATGGAATCTTTTAGCAACACAAAAGCTAAAGCAATAGCGTTCTCTGTTATCTTTGAGCACAATAGAAAAAGTATGTATGATATAGCTCTGTTGTCAAAGCGGAGAGGGGCTGCTGGTATCACTTTTATAGAATCAGATAGATTTTTTAAATTGGATGATCCTCCAGGCACAGGCGAAAGGGGTTATATACCAACTAAAGAATTTATGTTTGTTGATAAATCAGGCCAGAAACAAAAATTACATCAATCTAATTGGCAAGCGAATGATTTTTTTTGGGTTTGGTGGGATCTGTCTAATGATGAGCACTTGGAAAAAATAAGACATGCCAGCAATTAAATGTGAGTGGATGTTAAATAAAAGAATTGTGGTGAATGTGGATGGCCAGGTATGGCCGTGTTGTTTTTTTGCTAACAGTGCATTTAAAGTGATGAATACTAAAGGTTTGGATGGTTGGGAAAGGTCATCAAGCCATCCTGAAAGAGTAGGCTATTATAATATGAAAATAATATTGGAGTATTATAAAAACAAAGATGATTATAATATTTTTAAAAAACCTTTGGAAGAAATTATTAATTCAGACTGGTTTACAAAAACATTACCCGAATCATGGCAAATAGAAAACGATACTTGTGTCCTTTGTAAGAGGTTTTGTAGTGTTAAATCCTAGATGTATGCAGAGAGCAATGATTAACTCATTAAAATTTATGTCCAATGGGTATATTGCTCCGTGTTGTTGGTTGACAGATAAGAATTCTGTCAGCGAACACCTAGGAATATATGATGAAGAACTAAAATTAAAAAATGTGGATACAGTAGAAGAAATTTTACTTTCAGACCAATGGGACGATTTTATTAATAAATTAATTTCTCACCATGACTGGCAGAGCTCTGACGGAAACTGGTTGCTGCCGCGGGAATGCCTGCAAGTATGTGGATCTGATGATAATGATGTTGATGTATTTGGTAACAAATACCACCACACTTTGCCAACTAAAGAGAAATTTTTTAAAAATATATTTAATCGTAATGTAGAAGAAACTATTATTAATAATGAAAAAGAAGGAAGTATAATTTCGATTGATTTAGGATATTCTTGCCCAATACAATGCCCCATGTGTATAAGGACACTTCAACCTGAATTAGTAAAAGAAGCTAAAAGGGAGTATGGTAACATACGGACTGATGATTTAAAAAAGTTATGTAAATTTTTTGATGATTTAATTTTTTGCGGAAATTTGTCCGACCCAATATATCATCCAAAATTTATAGAATTGATGAAAATTGTTATAGAAAAATATAAAAGAAAATTAATGATAGTGACTAATGGGTCTGGTAAGAAAAGAGATTGGTGGGAAACTGTTTTTAAACTATCACGTCCAGGTGAAGGTGTAATAGTTCAAAATGCTCCAGTTCATTGGTTTTTTGCTTTAGATGGACTTCCACATCAGAGTTCAAAATATAGAGTCAATCAAAACGGAGAACAAGTGTTTGAGATGATGAAAATGGGCTCAGATATGGGGTGTTATATTGTTTGGCAGTGGATTGTTTTTGGTTATAATGAAAATTCTATTGAAGAAGGAAGAGAATTAGCTGCAAAACATAATATAGAATTCCGCATTTTAAATTCAGATAGATTTCATTCAGAATATGAAAGGGCAATGGACCCCACAGTATATGAAATGCTAAAACCTTCAAAGGAATATTATAATAAGGATTGACAAATTGAAGATCCTAGGGTTTAGTGAGGGGTACCATGATGCTGGCGTAACGTTAATAGAGAACGGTGAAATTCTTTATGCATCTCATGCTGAACGTTACTCTAAAAAGAAGAATGATAGATTAATACACCCACAACAGATAAAGAAATCAGATGTGGTTGCTTTTTATGAGAAGTCTTTTTTAAAAAATACTCGTAGATTATATTCTGGCCAAGGATGGAAGAGAAGAAAGACTAGTATACCATATGATTATGCTTACTCACACCATCAAAGCCATGCAGCTGCAGGATATTTCACATCACCTTTTGATGATTGTAATATTTTAGTAATAGATGCTATAGGTGAATGGGATACTATTTCTATTTGGGATGGTATACAGAAGGTTATTAGTTGGAAGTATCCATATTCTTTGGGTCTATTATATTCAGCTGTAACACATCGTATAGGATTAAAACCAAATGAAGATGAATATATTACAATGGGTATGGCTGCATATGGAGAACCGATTTATGATTTGTCAGAATTACTATCAAGAAATAATCATAAAGGTTTGGGCAATTATAAACCAAATGCTAGAGAGGAAGATTTAGCTGCATCAGTACAATTCCTTTATGAAAAAGAATTATTGAATTTGGTTGAATTGTGTCCTAAAGACAATCTTATATTGATGGGTGGTTGCGCTTTGAATTGTGTGGCAAATTCAAAGATAAAGAATAAGAACATATGGATAATGCCTAACCCCGGTGATGCTGGATCATCTTTAGGAGCTGCAGCATTATATTATGGAAAAAAATTAAACTGGGTAGATCCTTATTTGGGTTATGAATTACCGAGATCAAACCCAAAGAAGATTGTTAAAGAACTTTTGAAAAATGGTGTATGCGGTGTGGCATCTGGAAGAGCTGAGTTTGGTCCAAGAGCGTTAGGCAACCGATCTTTACTTGCTGATTGTAGATTGAATATAAAAGATAAAGTTAATGAAATAAAACGCAGACAAAAGTATAGACCTTTTGCACCTGCTATAATGGAAGAATATGCAGATGAATATTTTGATGGACCTATGAATGAATATATGCAATTTGTATCTTATGCTAAACATGATTATGATTCTGTAACTCATGTAGACGGTACGGCAAGAGTACAATTGGTCAAACCAACTTGCAACTCAGTGATAAGACAAGTTTTGGAAGAGTGGTACGATAAAACTGGTGTACCTATGTTACTTAACACTTCACTAAATATTAAAGGTATGCCTATGGTTAATGATGAAATGGACGTGAAACAATTTATAGAAACATATGGGGTTCAAGTTTTATGAAAAAATTATATTTACGATTAAAAATAAAAATTATTCTTTTATATTATAGAATAAAAAGTAGAAACAAACCTAAAAAAGAAAGTCCAATTTTTATCTATGAAGAATAAACCCATTTTGCTGGCTTCTGGGTGCAGCTTTACTGAACACACAATGACATCCTTTTTGGATCCAAAATTATCAACAGATTTTCCTAGATGGCCGGAACAGTTAGCTGAAAAATTAAATATGGAATGTGTGAATGTAGGTCTCAGCGGAAATGGTAACCAAAGGATTTTTACTTCTATATTTGAATATATAAAAGAAAATCCTAAAAAGAATATAGGATTGGTTTGTTGTTTATGGTCCAATTATACTAGAACATCCCTTTACAATCTTCCTTATTGGCCATTAAATGTTAGTATTCTTTTGATTAAACATATGCTGTCGGCCCCAGGAATGGAATGGTGGATGAAATTATCTACCGGTTTTGTGGATTTGCTTTGTGACCATTTAAATACAGGTAGACATTCTCATAGAGATGTATTAGAAGCAATAATAAAAAATAATTTTCAGTTGTTTTATAATATGGAATGTATATTAAATTTAAATAAAATTCCATATGTTTATTTTCAAGGAATACGGCCTTTAGATCCTCCGGCTGAACACCAGATAGATGAAAATCATTTATTGAGGGATATATTACTTCCAAATGATTATGATTTAGCTTCCTGTTTTTTAGAATATGAACATTATTTTGATTCCGAAAACTTTATAGGATGGCCATCATTAAGTATTTTGGGTGGATATGATTCTATGGATCTTATGGATGATAGGTATTTTGTTTCTGATATTGATAGACATCCAAATGAAGAAGGACATAAGTTAATAGCTAAAGAATATTACCAAAGGATAGAGGAATTATATCCAAACTTAATTCCAAAAAAAGGTTGACATACCGCCTTAAAGATGTTATCCTTATAAATAATGGTGAGAGGTGCCTTCGGGACTTCTCACTTATAAACCTTGCTTGATATAAAGGAGGATACTAAAATGGTAACTACACAAGCACTCGCAAACGTGTTCGATCACTTTGATCGAAATCTCTTAACCCCCTATGCCGTAGGATTCGACCGGGTCTTTGACCGACTGAATGACTATGCGCTCCACCAATCAACCTCTACTGGCTTTCCGCCTTACAACATTCGTAAGGATGGCGACTACAATTTCGTCATAGAGTTAGCACTTGCTGGTCTCACCAAAGATGACCTTGAAGTTGAGGTCGCTGATGGTGTTCTTACAGTTCGTACTAAAGCTAAGAAGGAAGAGGCAGAAGGAGTAGAACTTTTACATCGTGGTATTTCATTCCGCCAGTTCAACCGCAAATGGACTCTGGCAGATGATATCGTTGTGAAAGAGGCAAAGATGGAAAACGGAATGCTCAGGATTGAACTTGAAAGAGTTGTTCCTGAGGCAAAAAAGCCTCGTTTGTTAGAGATTAGTTAATAATCTTTCGTAAAAAACCCATCTTCGGATGGGTTTTTTTATAAAAGCCTTGACAAGCTTAGAAAACTATGAGATAATATATAGTTATATAACTTAGGATTTTTATATCTCAATACGACATATAATTTTCCGTTTTTATGAGAGGATAACATAATGAAAAATCTAATACCTTTAGGGGAGGTACAATCCCTTACAACTGAAGAAGCAGCAAATTTGTTTTCAATTCCTACACAATATAACCACGTAGGAGCTAAATGGAACCCCCAACCTGTTTGGATTGAGTTTTCAAAAATTCGTGCATTGGATGAGCAACGAGGAGAAGGTCGATTAAACCCCCATACTCCAGAAGAAATCCAACAACTGAAACATTCATTTCTTAATGGTATTCAAATATGGCAAGAATTGCCGGCCGTAACTTATAACACCGATCCGGCATTTGAAAAGTTTGATTATAATATGGTATTTGGATATGGTAGAGTTGAAGGTTTATTAGAAGCAGGTCAAACTGGCCATTGGTTTTGGATAGTTGAAGGTACTGAATATCAAATATCATGGATAAAAATTATTGAAAATGTGCGTCTTGCTCCTGAATTTAAACAAGGAGAAGGTTTAATTGCACATCATCTAAATAATTTACTTGCTAAAGGTGTAATTTTAAATTCAGAAGATAAGATTAGGGCAGAGATTAAAAAACAAATGCCAAATATTTCTAAAACAAGTTTGGGTAGAATTACAACAACTATTTTTGAAACCCATGATACACCTTTAAGGTATCAAACTTGGGGAAAGGCTAAGATAAAAAAATGGTTAGAAGAGCGAGCTGACCAATCAGCCAGTTTTGAAACTGGAGGTAATTTTGATATTAAACGCTCACGGCATGGTTATGCTACTAAAAATGTTTTAGATCCGTTGCATAATGCTCTTATGAAATATGCTTCTACTGGCAAAAAATCCTATGTTGTGCTTCATGTTAATGCTCCCCACGCTTCTGGTAATTTATACGACCTTAGGAAAGCTCAAGTAGATACTTTAAAGAAGTATGCAAACGCTTATTCAAAAAGTGGAATGAAAAGTAACCCATTAGAAATATTGGGATTTATGCCACAAGATTTTGAAGGCGAGGACATGAGATTTTTAGTTGATGTTCATGGAAGACCTACAGGTAAAATTGGTTCTTTTTAATTTTAGCCTTGACTAGTAATTGATTTTATGATACTATAGATATATGTCTGAAATTAATTATGCATTTGGTGAAAATGAATCCATACAGGATTTAAAAGACTATGTGGATGGTACTTACTCACAGCATTATGCTAAGAGTAAGTACCAGGCCACAGAATTTATAGTAGACTGTGGCCATGGGCCCGGTTTTTGTTTGGGTAATATTTTAAAATATGCTCAACGCTATGGTCGTAAGGGAGGCAAGAATAGAGCTGATCTTATGAAAATATTACATTATGGAATAATCATGTTGCATATACATGATATGGAGAATGAAGATGAAGTTAAGTGAAAACACAGTAGATGTATTAAAGAATTTTTCTGAAATTAATCAGAACATTTTAATTAAAGAAGGCAACGTTCTTAGTACAATGTCTACAATGAAAAATATTCTTGGTACAGCAGGTGTAGCTGAGAATTTTCCTAGAAATTTTGGCATCTATGACCTAAATGAATTTTTAGGTGTATTGACTTTGGTTGATAATCCAGAGCTGAAGTTTGAAAATGATAGTTATCTTATAGTGAATGGAGGATATACTAAGATTAAATATTTTTATTCTGATCCATCTATTCTCACAACTCCTCCGGAAACTTTTAATCCTCCGGAAGTGGGGCAAAGTATTACTATCACCGAAAAGAAATTGAAAGATGTTTTGAAGGCATCAGCGGTGATGCAACTTCCTGATATTATCATACGTTCCGATAATCAAACTGTTCTTATAGAAGCAACTGATGTTAAAAACACAACATCAAATAATTATACATTAGATTTGGGTGTAACCGGGGTTGGAGGAGATTTTAATTATCATTTTAAGGCAGATAATTTAAAATTAATTCCTGGAGATTATGAATTATTTGGTTCGGAAGAATCAGGTGTTAGTAGTTGGGAAGGTAAAAAAGCTTCTTATTGGATTGCAATGGAGGCAAAAGCTGATTAAGGTGAAAAATTATGACGAAAACATTACTCTGGGTGGAAGAGTACCGACCAAGGACAATTGAAGATTGTATATTATCTGATAATATTAAAAAATCTTTTAGGGAATTTGTAGAGAATAATGAGCTTCCTAATTTAATTTTGTCCGGGGGCTCGGGTGTTGGTAAGACAACAGTAGCACGAGCTCTTTGTGAAGAGCTTAACCGTGACTATATGATTATCAATGGGTCAGAAGAATCTGGCATTGATATTCTACGGACAAAAATTAAGAATTTTGCTTCTACTGTATCACTACAGGGTGGACAGAAGGTGATAATACTGGACGAAGCAGACTACCTCAATCCTCAATCAACGCAACCTGCTCTCCGTGGGTTCATTGAGGAATTTCATAGGAATTGTAGGTTTATTTTTACTTGCAATTATAAAAATAGAATTATTGCACCTCTTCATTCTCGTTGTTCGGTTATTGAGTTTAAGGTTAACGGTGGCAAACAGCAGTTGGCCACCGAATTACTCGAGCGTTGTTGTAATATACTTAAAGAACAGAATATAGAGTATGAAAAGAAAGTTGTAGCAGAGCTTATAATGAAACACTTTCCGGATAACCGGCGAGTGTTGAACGAGTTGCAGCGGTATGGTGCTTCAGGCCAAATAGACTCCGGCATCTTAGTCAACCTTTCAGAAGTTAATATGAAAGATTTGACCCTCCACCTAAAGGCAAAGGAGTTTTCAGAGGTTCGTAAATGGGTTGTTGATAACATAGACAACGACCCTACGAAAATATTTCGTAAGATTTACGACACACTATACACATATTTGGAACCTAGCACCATACCCGCTGCTGTTATTATTTTAGGAGAGTATCAATATAAGGCAGCTTTTGTTGCAGACCAAGAAATAAATTTACTAGCTTGTTTAACAGAGGTAATGTCCCAATGTCGGTTCAAGTAGACAAAGAAATAATTGACCATGTCTACGACGAATGGAAAGAAAGGGGCTTTCCATATTACCCCACAGACTATAGTTGGCGAGCAAATGAATTTAATAAATTAATTAAGTTTGATAGATCAACCCTTTTTAAACCAAATACTAAAGCTGTGGGTTCTTCTGCTCACGGGTTATCTTTAGCGTGGAGTTATATGCCACACCATTGGGGTGTGGTGTGTGGGAAAATGAAAACTCCCATGGAGATTTGGAATGATGAAGAACATTTCAAAAAAGGAATTAAAAAATTATTATCAGGTACATTTTGGGATCAAAAGGAATATCATAGAATAACAGCATCAGATATGAGATCATTACTCCGTAGATATTCAGGTACACAAGCCGTTTCCAATTTTAGACCCACAGCAGCCGCTATGTTATATGATAAATTTGTGGAGAAGGAGTCTCCACTACTTGGCACAAATTCTGGTGTTGTTTGGGATATGAGTTGTGGTTATGGCGGTAGGTTGTTGGGGTCTATTGCTGCCAATGTTAATTATATTGGTACTGATCCATGTACAGAAACTTTTGAAGGACTAAAAGAGATTCGTACCGATTGGGGCAATAAAAAAAGAACTATAGAATTACATAAACTAGGGAGTGAAATTTTTAGGCCGGATAAAAACAGTGTAGATTTTTGTTTCACTTCACCTCCTTATTTTGATTGGGAGAAATATTCTAATGAAGATACACAGTCTTATAAGAAGTATGAAACAACTGAAACTTGGATAGAAGAATTTTTAAGAAAGACTATAGAGAATTGTCATTATGGTTTAAAGCCAGGTTCTATTTTAGCAATGAATGTAGCTGATACAAAGAGAATTAAAAACTTTGAATCTGAAACTGTGCGGTTGGGTAAAGAAGTTGGATTTAAATTCATAGATACATGGCACCTTCAATTATCCTCACAAACAGGAAAGCCCAAACACGAACCAATTTTCCTTTTTAAAAAATGAAACACGCAACACTAGAAGATTTTGAAAAGATTAAGGAAATTTTCTATCAATATAGAGATATATTTCCTCATATAAGAACAGATTATATAAGACGAGAACTGGAAGCGAATCATGTTATTTTTGAAGATGGTATAATTATTACGTTTAATTTTTATAGAAAACCTCAGAAAATAGGTACAGTAGAAGCGAGGCCAGGCCATTGCATTTTACATCAGATTGTAAAAGATAAAAATAATAAAGAAGCTAATGCTTCAAAAGTATTGAAATCTTTTTTAGAGTGGACAAAAGCCGATGTTTGGTTATCAGTTAGACGAGACAATACAGTAGCGAAAAAGTTTTATGAGAAGAATGGCATGGTGAAAAAGGGAGAAATAGATTGGGCTGATGGTAAACTTCCTGGAGATGTGTATCTTTTTCAACGAACAGTGCCATTGATATGATAATTTGTAAAGATGTTGCCGGCAAAAATATTTTAGCTTTGTCTGATGAGGAATTTAAGCGGTTAGGTTGGGACGAAAGAACGTTATTAGAATTAAATTTTGATGGGACTGGATGGAGAATAGAGCAAAGTAATGTAGCAGCTGTTAAGTACATAAAACAGGAGAACGATTATGTGGAATGATAGAAAATCTTACAACCCAAAAATTACTATAGTAACATCTTTATTTGATGGCCGCTGTACGGGGATACCACATTCGGTAGGAATCTATAACGAGAAATGGGTGGATCGTCTTTATAGGGGCATAAGTAGAAATTATAATGACCCGTTTGATTTTATTTGCTTAGTAGATAAGAATTATAAATTTAAAGAAGATATTAAAAGTGTTAGATTTAAGCGCTCAGTAGACCAGTATGGTTGGATGAGTCTTATGGAAATGTATCATCCGGACCTATGTACAGGCAAGCGATTTACAGTAGGTCTTGATACAATTATCACTGGCCCCTTGGATGATATTTTTGAGTATGAAGCTAAAATAGCGGTGTGTACTGATCCATTAATCCCAAAAACTATATGTAATGCTGTTACTACATGTAATGATGAATTTTGTGAAGAATTTTGGAACTATTGGTTAGAAAATGAATACCAAGTAATTAGAGAGTGTGAACTTTTAGGTGCACCTTCAGAGATGGTTCTTTTGAGACAACTTCATAGTCATAGTCCAAGATTAGATACAATATTTAAAGGTAGAATTTTGAGTTATAAAGTACATATTAAAGATCATTGGGAACGAGTTAAAGATTCTAGTATTATCTATTTTCATGGTGAGCCAAAACCACACCAGATTGATGAGAAGTGGATCAAGGAGA